ATCGTAAAAACGATTATGATGAGTATAAAAGTCGTGTTTTATGGAAATGTTTACATGAATGGCGCAACGTTTTACCAATAATTTTTGACAAACACAGCCATCAAACAAACATGATGCGTCAAACTATGCACGAAATTAAAACTCCATTGCTTCTTTATGTTGAAGGCGATGCCCCATTAACTCCAGATATTCCAATAGACTGGGATAAGTGTTTAGACATGTTTGAATATAGTAAGGCTAACACAATTCGTTTTCATTTTGAAGCGTCAATTCCAGATCCACATAAACACCTTATGTTTGGTGTTCAAGATGGATTTATGAAAACAGCACAGTGGAGCCAAAGACCACATTTAAGTAGAAAAAGATATTATAAAGAAATTGTATTGCCAAACTGTATAGAAAATTTTTTTATAGAAGATACATTTCATGGTAAAGTACAAGACGATATATTGCCTTATGATGTTTTTAATAAAGAGGGTTGGGAAAAACATAAACTTTGGATATACCACCCAGAAGGACATATTAAAAGATCTTATCATTTAGATGGTCGTGAGGGTACAAGAAAATTTACAACAGATGACAATGTCTGGGGGTATAAAAAATGAGACTAGGGATTATAGCAAGATGTGATAACACTGGTCTTGGTAATCAAACTAGAGAACTTGTTAAGATGTTAAATCCTAGCAAAATACTTCTTATTGATTCCGCTTTTTTTAATAACAACAAACAGCATCCAGAGTGGTACAAAGGCTATAATGTTATTAAAACGCTTAGGGGTATGCCAAGAGTTAAAGAAATAAGAGCATTTTTAGATGACATAGATGTAGCAATTAGTTGTGAAACATTTTATAGTTTAGATTTTGTTAACATTGCAAAAGAAAAAAAGGTAAAAACAATTTTGCAATATAACTATGAATTATTTGGAAATATGACAAATCCAGAATGGCCTTTGCCAGACATTCTGCTCTCTCCAAGTCCGTGGAACATGGATATAATAAATGATAGGTTTGGATCAAAAACTAAACTAATACATCTTCCACCACCAACAGATACTTCTTTATTTGATAGAATAAGAGAAAACAATCTATCAAAAAAACATAGCCGTATATTGCACATAGGTGGTAAAAAAGCAGCAAAAGATAGAAATGGCACTGAGACCGTAATTGAAATGCTGAAGTATTCTAAAGCAGATTATGAACTTGTAATAACAACTCAAACACCTCTGGACTTTAATACTAAAGATAGTAGGTTGACCTTAAGCAAAGGAAATGTAGAAAATAGAGAAGACTTATATAATAATTTTGATGCAATGGTGCTGCCAAGAAGATACGCTGGATTGTGTTTGCCAATGAACGAGGCTTTAATTTCTGGACTACCTGTTTTTATGACAGATGTATCTCCTAATAATCAAATACTTCCACAAGAATGGTTAGTAGAATCAAATAAAATTGGAGATTTTAGAACAAAGTCAATGGTAAATATTTATGAGGCTAATCCAGAAAAACTAGCAAACTTAATTGATAGTTATATTGAAAATGAAAACCTTTATGAATTTAAACAAAAGGCTTTAGATATAGGTTTTGATAACTTTTCAGTTAAAACATTAAAAGATAAATGGTTAAACGTTATAAACGAATAAACAGAAAAGCCAGCCTATCTCTAGACTGGCTATCTGATAAAAGATAAATTACTTCTTAGTAACTTTCTTTACTTTTGCCTTTGCAGACTTAAGAGCCTTATCAACTTCGGCAGCATCAGGTAGGACGCCAAACGCCTTGTCATTAGGATTAATTGCTCTCAATGCAACGGGTGCAATAGCAGCAACTAATGCCGCCCATAGATCTTTTGGATCTGTTACACCAGCCATATATAATGCAAGACCTGATGCAAGAACTGAGCGACCATATGATGCTAGCATTGCCTTTGTCTTATCGTTTAGTACTTTTTCCATTATTCCTCCTAGGATATAATTTGTGTTAGTATTGTAAAACCAATCCACAGACCAATAATTCCTGCGACTCCCGCAAAAACTGGTGGTGCTGGTACTGGTAATTTGAATGCTGCGAACACGGCACCGCACCCAAAACCTGTTATAGTTGATAGTAAAATTTCTTTCATTCTTTAAATCCTAAATTGTCACTTGGATTAGTTGGATGATCTACTGGGGTTGGTGCAGTTGCTAAAGCACCACAGTCATTACATTGAATGTCTAAGTGATACGTAGATATAGTATAAGTTTCTGGATCAAATCCAACCAATGCTCTAAAAAGTATGCCACCGCACTGTGGACAACTACATGTAGGAATTCCTCTTAGGTCAAGCATCTTTTTTTATTGTCTCTGCAGGCATTAATTTTTTTAATTCTTTGTACTCTTGTGAAATTGTCTTCATAAAATTATGATATGGACTTCCCTCAGATATGGTACTAAATTCATTAAAGTAATTTATGTCTGGCTCTATTTTTGATATAAAGTGTTCTAAGCCTTTTTGAACATCCTCAATATAGCCAAATGCCCAGTCACGAGAATCTGATAAAAACTTTATAAAATTTTCTTTATGAATGTCATTGTCATTTTTAAATTCAAGTTTATTTTTTTCAACAAAATCCTGCAGCGATTGATGAGAAATGAATAGTTTAGAAAACTCTTGAGTAAGTTTAGATAATTTATATAATACAGATAGATAGGCTATAGCAAAAGAAATCGTAAAAGTAGTTAAGACAATAACAAAAATGTTATTCATATTTTATCTCCACACATATCATTGTACTCTTTTATCCAGAAATTGTCAAACTGAGCGGGTAGCATGAGTTGCCCAATAATATAAACACTTATTGCAACAAGGTTTATTATGCTCACTTTTAGTATCTATATAGAACTCAGCATAATACACTGGATCCTTTCGATATAAGTTAGCCCTATGAGTGATATTAACACGATTTACGTGAGAGGGCTTGTTCCAGACTGGCTTATCAGTACCCCAAATCTGCCCACAAACGGCCTCTAGAGCCTCTATATTGGCCTCGTTCTTGTCTGTCTTAATCCCCCTTGCCTTAGCCTCTTTAATCATGGCTTTAGTATAGGTTCGTAATGAATGCTCAGCACTTTTCCACATCAATACCGCTGGGTGGTTGCGCCAAGCCCCAGAAAGAGATTTGCCAGACAGGACCTTAAGTATTTGATATGCCTCTAATATCTGTTTATTTAATCTTTTATTATCAAGTATTTCTGCACATTGATCATAATCTTTATAGGGTAGAAAAGTTTGCATTACTTTATTGGCTCCCTAGTAACTAACACGATTGCTCCATTCATTTCTAAAGCATTTTTTACTTTAACAATATACTGCAGTGCCTGTATTTTTTCATCATGCACCATCTTTGCAAATTCATGCTCATTTAATTTTATCGTAAGAAAGTGCTCGTTGTCAATTAATTGAACCTTAAATCCTTTTGGTGGAACAATAGAGTGAAAGGCTCTACGCATATCATTTGTATACATTTATTTTTCCATTGTTAAAGATTCCCAAGTCTTTGCCCAACCATCTTTATTTCTATGATTGTTAAATTCTCTTGATATATCTCCACCTTCTAGATAAATACCGCCCCAAACGCCCCACTCTTTATTAGAAACTCCAACTGCAAAACAAACTTTTTTAACTGGACATGAACTACAAATTGAATCAACCATTGGTCTAACATTTACGTCTTCTTCGTATTTGTCAAAAAATAAATTGTTTTCAAGACCCAGACATGCGGCATTGTCTTTCCATAAGTGCTGTTTCATTTTGGCACCTACATCTTATATTTGTTTGGAATATCCCAGCCATTGCGATTCAGTTTAAATACTCGTTGTGTGTACCACTGACCATTGACCCTTACACCATTGACGGCAGTTCTGCCCATCTCTGTTCTTTTACGCTCTGCAACATCCCAGCCAACCCAAGCAAGAATGTGGTTAGACCTTACTATTTTTTCCATTGTCTCTAATTTATTAATTATCATTTTTCCCCTTAGTATCTAAAAATTCCAACTTCTACATTTTTGAGTTCAGCAGCAGAAACTAATTTAGAGTTTGGCTGTTTTGGTTTAGTAAGAAAAGCAAAATAGTTTACAGTTTGCATGTTTTCTTCTAACCAAGAAGGCGTAACTTTATAAAATTTTATTTTACGACCCCTTGCCTTCATCCCACGTTCTGACAAATTAGAAAATTCTGAAACAAAAGAATTTATTCTAACAGGTCCAACAGAATATATTACGAACTCTTTATCACTTTCTGGCATGCTAGATAATGCAACACCCATAGCACGAATAAAGACATTGTAATCGTCAAAGTCATTCGTTCCCTGCACTGCCACTATCATTTTTACTTCCATTCTTTAAACTATCCAGTATGAATAGCATTTTATTTAAATCTTTTTTTGACAAACCATTTGTGTTGATTGGCTTTGCTGTCTGGCGTTGTATTTCACCATTTACAGCCTCAGCAACATAAAATGTATTGTTAGATACCCAGTACGCCTGATCATCTAGTACAATAACTTTAATCATACTCTTTTCTTTATGTTTTGTCAACTGAGAAAGGATTTGTTTATCGTTAGATAAGTTTATAGAAAAAAAATATTTCAATAACTTATGTATATCGCTTTGACGATATAGGGTTTTTGAAAAGTCTTTTCTAGACCTTTTTCTCATTACTTTAATTATAACTAAAGCGGAGATCAATGTCAAGCCTATTGCAATTAATTCTTGCATATTTCTCCTATTTTTTAAATGTTATTTTTTTTCTACAACTGTTTTAGTTGCTGGCTTTGGCTCTTGAAGAGAAATAATTTTATTTAACTTCATTTGCAATTGTAATACGCTAAACTCAAGATCTGATGATCTTTGTTTGTAGTAATTAATTAATTGTTTTAGTTCTTCAACCCCTAATTCTTCCACCTTTACCCCTTTCTAAAACTAAATGGACTTCCGTTCCAAACCTTTTCAACTTTTCTTTTTTCTCTTTCAACAATGGCACGACTCCATGAAAATCCTGCATCACCGCCCCAAGCCTCCCACATAATTCTTCCGTTAGATGGAAACTCTGGACCATCGTAAAAACCTTTTCCCTTTTTATCTACTTCGTGACGGGAAAAAAAAGAAAACATACGTTTAACAGTACTTAAAGACATTGCCCTACCAGCAACTATATCTGTTGCTCTACCCCAACCTACTGGAGTTCCAGCACCTGTTGCCTTACCATCTTCTTTCCATTTTAAAGCACGACGAGCAGCGGCCTTCATACCAGCGTTAGGTGTATATGTATCAGCCATTTTTCTTATCCCGTTTTTGTTGTTTAGCAGCACGCTTTTCTTTAAGAGTCATCTTTGGCTCTTTTTTTGTATTAGCATTACCTTTTTGTTCTTTATTTGCCATTAGTTACCCCTGCCTTTGTTTTTGGATATGGACCAAGATCTGCTTTAATGCTACCGTCTTTTCTTAAACGAACAATTCTGCCATTTTTAATTTGTAAAGAATTAAAGCCGTGATTTTTAAAATAAGAACCTGAAGATTTATTAGCCATTATTTTTTAAATGGATTTAAATCAAATATAGATCCACCCCAACCATCTATGTTTTTATTTATTGGTTTAGACTCAGGAAAAAGATTTGTTACTCTTTGTGGTTTATCTACATTTTTTGCAAAATCTTGGAACAAAGACTTTTTCGTAGATCGTGGATGACCCTTTGGAAAAAGATCTAAGTCAAAAGGTTTTCTTGGAAATCTTCCACGCAGCCCAGCCATAAACGCATTTACCCTACCCATTGCCCATTGCTCTGCGCTAGAAACACTACCACGCACTGATGAAGGGTTTGTTCTGTATGCTCCAATACCACGATTATAGACCTGTCGTAATGCGCCTACCGTAATTCTTTTATCGCCTTCTTTGTTTTTATTATATGCGTCTGCCAATTCTTGAAGTCTTGTTGAAGAAACTTTTTCCATTTCATCGTCTTCATTATACATTTTTTCATTCTCAATTGGTTCAGAAGAAATTCTTAAAGAACTGAAAGGTTTTACAACACGTCTATCAGTCCTAGTTCTTTTACCACTTTCATTGGTTGCATAAACTCTAATTATTGCTACTGGGTTGTCTGAAGAAGCCTCAACACTTTCATTAGTTCCAGGAAGTTTTACCGTACCAGAACGTTCAACTCTTTCTACAATTCCGTGTGCAGATTCTGTTTTATCTGGTGGCTTTGGCACTCCAAATGTTACATGATCTCCAACAGAAACCGATTTTGCTTTTTCTATTTCATCATCCATTTCGTATGTTTTTCCAACGGGAACACAATTAGGAACCATTCTTCCACCTTTATCTTTCATACCACGCTGTTCATATCCAACCCAGCATGCTTTTGTCATGTTGTCCCATTTATCCATTTCCTCATCATCTGAGTAATAGGATTTACTAACTTCTTCATCTGACTTTCCAATTTGAGTGTTATACATTTCCATCATAGTTTCAGGATCTGCTGTTGACGGAATTCCAGATCCGTTAGAACCCATTTCAACTACAAGATCTACTGATACAGATAGTGATTCAATTTTAATAACGTTAGACATACGATGATAAGAAACATATGCTTTTTCTTCCCAAGCACCATCTTCTTCTTCATATTCACGAACAATAACTGGCTTATCGTTTTCCATGTATTCCATAGAATACTCTGATCCTGGCAATCCAAGCAATCCTGAATTAGTCATTACGTACTCAACACGACCAACCATAATTTCATCATCTTCGCCCATGTACATAACAAAGTCGCCTTCTTTAATTTCATGCATACTTTTTCCTATGTTACCTTCGGAACGATTAATTGCATAAATTTGTGCTGCTGCTTCACTACGAGTTTTGTGACAGCCCATAACTTCATTTGTACCCTCTTTTAAAGCAGGGTAGCCTGAGCAACCAAATGAACCTTTAGCACCTATACGATATGGCATCTTAGTATTATATCAGTTTTTCGTATGAAGAAGTCTGATTATTTCTAATAGATTCCAGCGTTGAGATTTTGATAATGCCCTTAGACTTTGCTCATCAAAAGCCTTTTCCGTAAGAGTAATTATAGGGTCTTTAGAGAATAAATCTATATCTACAAACCCATTTTCCCATAAATCCATTACCCCAGCATTGACTTCATTTAAATGTTCTTTGTATAAATCAGGCATTAACTTTTCTATTTTAGGGGTAAAAGAATAAAGTAATTCCCCAGTTTCCTGATTAATACCCGCTGGCTCAAGTCCACCATTAAGAATAAGTTTTTCAATAGTTGCGTCTTCTTCATTCATTTCCTATAAACTCCAATAAAGATTGTTTGGTTTGTGCTCCTGTTATACGGCTAATTTCTTTATTGTTTTCAAATAAAACAAATGTTGGAACAGCCCTGATTTGAAAGGTTTGTGCCATTTCTTTTTCTATATCAACATCAACCATTTGAAACATGCCAGGAAGATACTCCCTATTTAGTTCTTCAACAATTGGCTTTACCTTTTTGCATGGCTGACACCAATCTGCAGTAAAATAAAGTACTGATTTCATTTGCCTGATTTTACTCTAGCCTTTTGCAATGCTTCAAAATCTTTAACTTTGGCATCGCCAAGGTATCCCCAAGCGTAGCCATCATTAATCATTTTATCGTTTAATGATTCTGTGTCTCCATTAACGTATAGCCAGCCTAAAATGCGACCAAACTTTTCAGTTGAATTCATTTTTTCAGTTTTAATTACAACAGACTTAGCATCTTTAAGGTGTTTCTTTAAATATTCTTTAGATTCAAGACCAAGAATTTTTTCAGCCTTATTTGTTGTTCGTGATTCTGGAGTATCAATTCCTGCTAATCGAACACGAGAAGCAAATAAAATATCAAAACCTAAATCAATAATTACGTCAATGGTATCTCCATCAACAACACTCTTTATTTCTTTAACAAAATACTCATACATTATACTGCCCCAATCGCTTTGTTTTCTATAAGTCTTTCACGCTCATCAACAACGGCATACATAAAAGCCATCATCTTTGTATATCCATCTGCATTGTCTACAATTTTATTGTAATGATGGGAGCAAAATAGCAACTCTCCACTTGTCCCAGCAATCTTTACATAAGCCTGTGCCTGACATCTATCACAACGATCATTTAATGTAAGCACCCATTCTTTTGGTTTAACACTTGGATGATCTTTAAGTATATTAGTCATATTGCTATTATATCTCTACTTTCTGTTATCCGTTGAATAAAATCCACTACCGTTAAAAATTGCAGCAGGGGCACTCCAAAGTCTTTGCATTGATTGATTGCAACAAATTGGATACTTGTCATCATTAATTGCTTTTTCAAACTCTATTTGTCCAGAGCAAATAGAACATTTATAGTCATATCTTGGCACTATTTGCTCCTTTCTTTTAATAAAATGGACAGTTTATTATAGGACATGTCCAGGTCCATCTATCTATTATACAGTGTTGATTACTTTTTTGCAACTTTGATTGCAATTTCCTTTGGTTTTTTGTCCTCTGGAACTATGCGATCAATGTCAATATTTAACATACCGTCTTTCATTTCGGCACCAGTCACTTCCATATATTCACCAAGTGCAAATGTGCGGGTAAATTTTCTACCAGCAATTCCTTTGTGAACAATTTCTGCCTCTGTTACTTCAACTATTTCTCCTTTAATGATTAGTGTTCCGTTATCTACGGATACTTTAATATCATCTTTAGAGAATCCAGCAACGGCTAAGGATAGTTTGTATGTATCCTCATCTAATTTAAGAATGTCGTATGGCGGATATGCCTGACGAGTTGCGAGATTGTGTACTGAGTTTAAGCGGTCCAATTCACGATTGAAACCAATAAAAAATGGATCCTTAAAAAGATCCAGTGCAAATGAACTTACCATTTTATTTTCTCCTTTTCAGCGAGTTTGTTTGCTGTATCCCCTTACGGCAGATACACTACTATTATACCAAACTTTAGTACCTCCAACGGAATTCGAATCCGTGTTACCGCCGTGAAAGGGCGATGTCCTAGGCCCCTAGACGATGGAGGCATAGAGCGGATAGCGGGAATCGGACCCGCACATTAACCTTGGCAAGGTTACGCACTACCACTATGCAATATCCGCAATACAATTATTTCAATACATCAATAACTATATTATTTTTATTAGTATCAGAGGTAGTTGCAATAGACTTTAAATAATCGTAAGTCATTTGATAACTACCGCTATAATTTTTTGCCCAATAAGCAGCAAACGCTGCTGTTGCAGCAGATGTACCAGATATATTTCCTGTTGACAGTTCGTGTCTACCTAAAGAATAAAAGTCAACTTCTGCAGAATCATTTGCATAAGACTCTGTATTTCCTCTAGGACCTACCGAAGAAACACCAATTGCATCTGCCAAACAAGATGGATAGTCTATACGAGTTTTATCAAAATTATTTCCAGTAGAAAAGACAGATGCTACACCATTTGACTTAAGTAATTTAATAGATTGAATTAAACCAGCATCAAACTTTGGTCTAATCTGACAATAGTTAGCACCAGGATTTAACGGTCTGTGACCAACTGAAGCAGAAACTGCCACAATATTAAACTTAGTTTTATTTTTTGCTACCCAATCAAGCGCTTGCTTAACTGTGCTATTTGCATTTGCAGCACTATATGCAACCGTGCCGTTTCTTCCCATTGGAAATATGCGAATAAAAACAATATCAATATTTGGATTAGTTTTGACTGCTACTTGAGCCATTCTAGTTCCATGGTCAAATCCACCAGCATAGAGTTGTGAGGCAGGAAGTGTTGCTGATCCTGGACCCTCTTGAAATGATTTTTTATTTGGACATTGAAGTTCTTCCATTAAACAAACCTCATGTACAATTTTACCTTGTAACTCTGGTAATGTTGTATCAATTGCTGTATCAATAATGACAATTGACTTATTTGGCTCTGCGTGTACTGGTTGTAATAATGTTAAACCAAATACCGCTATAATTCCCACTGCTATTTTTTTCATTTTACCCCTTAGTTGTTTGCTATTTTAATTACTACCTGACAAGGGTCTCCGCCCTCTTCCCATTCTTCTGCTTCTTCATCACTCATATAAGGATCTCCCTCATGAGTGTTACAAAACGGTTCTGTTACCCAGCCCCGTTCAATTCCGTTAGTTAACCAAATCTCAAACTCATCAAGATTTGATGCTTCACCTTGAATATCTTTTAATATGTCATCAAAATTTGCCATATATAAATTATACCTTTAAATGCTTATCACGTCAACTGGCCCCATACAGGATGGGCTAAATTTAATAGCAGCACTTACTGCCCCCATAACTCTTTTACGAGGATCTTTAGATTTTTCGGTAGCATTTAAATACCCATAAGCATATTCAGCGCCAGAACCCATCGCTAAATAATCTAAATTATACTTAGATAAAGACATATCAACTGCATTGTGTTCGTATATCTGTCCTTTAACACAAATAATTAAACCAAGATCAGCCTCTTTACCAGTATCAACCCACCAATCATTATAGAAATTTTTAAGTTGTTTGATAAACTTAGTTTGCATAAACTTGTCTATATCTTTGATGTCTGGAACATAAGGATTAAAATTATAACGAATGCGTTCTCCGTCTAGGGCACCTGCATATCCAAGTAAATATGGACCAAGTTTCCAAACTTTTGGTGCTGTTAAAGCAAGAATTGTATTATCATCAGATGCGCCACGATCTCCAGCCATATAGACTTTATTTTCATGACGAACTACAGCAAGAACAGTCATACAGAAATCCCCTTAGAGTATACCCTTTAAGTATAGCAAATGATTATTGCTTAGTCAAACACCCTTATTTGATGGCTTGACCACATGCTGAGCATGTTTTAGGCTTTGCAGCAGCCTTTTTAGCAGTACCCGCAGGGGCAGAGCCAAACTTAGGTCTACCAAACCCTACAATAGAAACCATAATGCCTTTTTTATTTTTCTTAAAGGCACGAAGTTTTTTACAAACCTCTCCACCATTACGCTGGCTACCTTTAGGATCTCCAGAAGTATTACCTTCAATGCACCAGACTGTTCCATCACCATTGTCTACTGCTACTATTCCTACGTGGCTAATTCTATCTACCCCGTCAGATGGAAAATCAAAGTAAGCAATATCTCCTGGTTCTGGATCTGCTAAGTCTCCGTCAATCCATGATCCTGCTTTTTTAAATGCTTGTGCTCCACCTGGAGTATAAACAGTATTAGGAATTTTTACTCCTGCTTCATTACCGCACCAGTTTACAAAAGAACCACACCATGGTTGAAAGTCTGCTTTTGTAAACTTACCGTATTTGGTTTCGTTATCTTTAGGACCTTCTACAGTTCCTATTTCTTCTGTAGCAATTTCAACCAATCTTGCTGCTGTACCTTGCTCTGCCATTATTTGTCCCAGTCTGCATCTACTGGTTGTTCTTCTGGCATTGCTCCGTCTGGCTTAGAAAGTCTACGTGCTTTTGCTTCATCAATTTCTGACTCTAATTTTTTATCTGCCATTGTATTTTTAGCATCAACTTCTTTGTTTGCAATCTGTGCTGCCATAACATCTTTAGCACCAGATGAGCCAATTAATAAACCAGCAAGCGTTCCTGTAATAAATGTTGCTACGCTACCAAGAACATTAAAAAACATTTTATCGTTTTCTGATTGTCCTGTAATTGGCTGTGTAACAAATATAAGAGCATACATGATGCCTGTTGCAGTTATAAATAAAATTGATCCTAGTGTGATACCTAAGATAAACTTAAGTCTTGCATCTAACTCTTGAGGAGTTAATCTTTCTTTAGCCATTTTGTGTTCCCTCCACCTTTGGTTGTTCTGCTAAATCTTCTGGACATGCTCCGTTAGCAGTACAAATTGGTGGTTTGCATTCTGCTGTTTCCCAATTTGCTGGGTCTTGGCATGGATATCTATAATGACCATCATATCCACAACCAGATAATCCTAATGCTAGGATACTTGATAATAGGAGTATGCGTGTTTTTGTCATACTCCCATTATATCAAACTTATTAATCTTCTTTACGAATACCTATGGTTGCAAACCATATGGCTACTGATGCTAGGGTTACATACCCAACCACCGTCTTTGCGCTACCCTCTAAAACCACCCATGCTACAAAGAAGCCAAGAAATGTAAAGTTTTCGTTGAGGATTGCCATACCCCACTCTTTTAACTTTTTCATTTTTATCTCCTTCTTCTAGGTGCAGTAGCAACAATTATTTGACCAGCAATAATTGTTACAACTACAATATCTTCTGCTTTTTCACGTTCTGGAATAGACATATCAGCACCTATGCTAAGCAAGGCTTTGCCCAACTCACATTTTTGCTCTTCTGTCAAACCTTCAATTGCTTCATCTGGATTAAAACAAGTAGCAACCGCATCTAATAGTGCTGCTGGATTTTCTAATACAAGGAGGGCAGATGCTACCTCTGCTTGAATTACTACGGGGTTTCCGTTTACATCTTCTCTTACCTCTACTGGAATTGTAGGTGGAAGATCACGATATTCAAGTCCCGCTGCTTCTATGTTGGCAGCAGTTACAGGTGCTCCTTCTGCTGATTCTACCAATACATCTGAAACTAAATCTTTTTCTGCTAAAGTAAATTTGCCGTCTTCAGATAAGGCTTCAGATAAATTAACAACTTCTGCAGTTGTTATTTCTCCATCTGCAGAAAGCATTTCTGTAATAAATTCTGCTTCTGCTTCTGTTAATCCGCCCTCTGATAAAGATTCAGATACTTCAGCAGCAATCTCTTCAGACACTTCTCCACCTTCAGCAATTGCTTCTAATACTGCAGAAATTTCAGATGCACCTAAACTACTATCGCTAATTAAAT